GGGGGGGTCAGAAGCTGCCGTATTTCAAGCCATGCTTTGCGGCAATTTGCTTTTTTACTGCTCTGGCTGCATTGCGTAGGCGGTCTTCGTGGTCTGACATCCATCCTTTAGTTTCTTGAGCTGCAACAGACAGGAAGGTTCGCAGGCTGCGGCACTCATCACTGGTCCGGTACTCCCAAGAAGCGCGACTCACCTTAGCGGCTTCTTCGGCGTAGATTTCTTGACGAATTTGCTTTTGATCCTTACCGCTGTTGCGAGCGGCGCAGGTGCGGCCGTAGTGCAGGATGCCGCCGCAGTCAAGCTGCATGGCGACCGTGGCCTTCAGTTGTGTCCGACCGCAGCAGTCGCAGGTAGTAATGGAGTCATCAAGGTAGAGGGCTTTCATGGCTGGCTGGCGGGGTGGCGGTGGCGGCTCGGTTTCCCTTGCCTGTCCCCATATGGTAGCCGGTCCGTTACGGCTCAGCAGCAACCAGCCTGCACACTTAGCAATCCGTCACAATCCCTCAGTTTTCATCCTCTGCCGGTAGCTCCTCATCCAGCGGCGTGGACAGGTCGTCCCGCTCCGGCGTCGGTGCCCCCAACACCGGGCGCTCTCGATTGATCCTTTCCATCTCATCGTCGACGCTGGTTGCTGACCGGTTGAAGCCACCACGGATCAGCTCCGCAACGCCGCTCTCCTGGCTGATCAGCTCAACCCCACCAGCAAGCCGCTGCAATGCGTCCGCTCGTTGCGCATCCACCGGGGGAGCGAAAGCGTTTTCGTCCATCGTCAGGCCAGCGCCTACCGCCAGCTGCTCGCCGGTGTAGAGGCACCAGATCGCAAATATGGACTGCATTACCGACTTCTTGCGCTCGCCCATCGCCCTGATGCTCGCCTGGGTTCGGCCGCCTTCGAGCTGGGACTGGGTGGCGGTTTTAGTGATTTTGCTTTCACCGGTCAGGAAGCCGAGCAACTGCTGATCAATCAGCTCCTTGACTTCCTTGATCTGAGCCCGCTGCTCAGCAAGGGACGTGGCCGATGGCTCGCGGAAAAAGAAGTCCCCGTCTTTGTCCACATCGACAGCCGTGTTAGGGCCAATAACCAGCGGTGTGACTGCTTGGCCAGGCATTGGTGGTAAGGCACCCTTGCGCACCGGCACCGGCATGGCGCACTTGTGGGTTTTCTCCTCTAGATCGCTTGAATTGCGGAAATACTGGAAGCAGTGCTCGACCACCTGCCGCAATGGCAGCGCACCATGGCCGAAGCCAGCCTTCTCTGCCGAATACCAGACCACTGGGCAGATGGTCAGCGGCTTCTGATTCGAGTCCAGGTACTGCCCCTTGCTTACCTCCTGCATCACCATCGAACCGTCAGCACGTTTCACTAGCCGGTAGAGCGTCCATTTCCCCGGTTCGATCACCCGGTAGCGCTCCTCATACCTCACCCCAAAATCACCATCCTCACTATCAACTTCCGCCCATTCCAGGAAGGTGCAGCGGCTCACCACCTCAACCGCACCCACTACAGCGGTCCGCCAGTTCAGGCAGGTGGCGCGGGTGCGACTGACCAGGTACGGGCGCCGCCTTGCCGCCGCTTCACTGGCCCCATCAGTAGGCTGGCCATCTGGCATCTCCACGATGATCGGGACGGCGCCATCGCGTAGGCATAGGGGATCCACGGTGAGCCAGAACGCCTCAAGCGAATTGCCCTCTAGGTCTACGTTGTCCGTGTTCGCCTCAAATGTTGGCGGCGGATCTTTCAGCTCGGAGCGTGATAGCACCCCAGCGAACCCTTCCAGGCCAGCCCTGAAGAAGTCGCTGAACACAGCGCGACCCAATCGTCCTTCGTAGGCAGTAGGTGGCTCGGCTGGTTCGGCTGGTAAGTATTTACGCTTGATCTCATCACCCTTGAGGCAATGCCACGCGTCATACGCACGCTCTAGGTCATCACGGTGCTCCTTTAGCACCGGATGCTGAAAACTCGGCAGCTTGGGGTCAGTTCCAGGATGACTCGACTTCACCAGCGCCTACGATTAGCCTGCTACTGGAGCTTTCCTACTGGGCTATAGCTTTACCGCCCTAGGGTGCGGCTTGCGCTGATTACGGCCAAACAGCGACGGCTGGACGACTGGGGAAGCTGCGGGCCTGGGCTGGCGTGGGCTGCGGGCCTTGGGTGCTGGGGGTGTGGCCACCACGTCAATACCAAGCATCCCCTGGCGGAACTGCTGCAGGGTCTTGCCGCGCAGCTGGGCCTTCAAGCGGTTGTGAAACTGGATGATCGGCCCTGATGGGTAGCTCCTCTTGAACGGATCGGCAGCCCATCGCTCCAGCAAGCCACGGTCAGCGAGTCGCAGGTTGTTAAATGCCTGTTCAGTCAGGCGGAACAACGCCGGGGCAAGGCTTTCGTCCACGGCCTGGGGTTGGTGATCGCTGAACAGGGTGATTTCGTCCTCAAGCTCTACGGTGCCGACCATGGCGCCCATCATTTCGGTGATCTCGGACTCGGCAAAAGCGGGGATGGCCTCTACGATCTGGGCCAGGGTCAAGCCTTCGGCCAGCAACCGGCGCACCTTTGGGTAGTGCTCGCGCCACTTGCTAGGCATTTTTACGTCATATCCGTGATCTCTGATGTAGTGCTTGATCTCCCCTTCGATGTACTGGCAGACGCAGGTAGAGATGGCATACGGGCGACCGGTGCCAGTGTTGATACGGGTGGGGTCGTAGCGTCGGCAGCCATTGACAAGCCCTAACAACGCGGGGCCGATGAAGTCGTCATAGGGGCGACCACAAAGCCTTGCCCACTTGTTGGCAGCTTTGCGGGCGAGGCCTTGGTTTTCAGTGATCAACCGCTCGGATAGCTCGGTACGGGGCGGGCTGCCGGGCTTGACTGGCTGTTCTAGGGGTTCTCCTTCACGAACAGCTCGCCGCGATCGAGTAGTACGACGTGGGCGGGGGTCAGGTGGATCCTCACCGCCGGCGATGGCGCCGTCCAGCTCCCCCCGAAGCGGAACAGCTCCAGGTGGCTCCCCTGCGACGACTGGCGAAGACGCCATGTCCCCGCCACCGGCTTGCCGATCAGTTGGGACAAGGGAGCCTTCGGGAGCTTCAGGGTTGTCATTGGTGGGCCGTGGTTGCGGGTTGAGGATGGTGGTCATTACTGCAGAAGGGGACCAAATGTCAATATCAGGATGGCAAGGGATTGAAGGTAGAAGCAAATCCTAAAAGTCTGGTTTTGGTTTCGTAGTTTTTCAAATTCCGCCTTAAGTTCTTCGGGCATGGCCACTTTGGTTTCCATTGATTCAGGGGTGTCCATGGGTTCGGGTGGTTGGTGGGTGGTCATCGGAAGCCGGGGATAGGCGATCGCCTTGGCACCGGCTCCCGTGGTGGCGGGGCGGCAACGCCGTGGCCGTAGGTGGCGGTGGTGATCCGCATCGGGCCGGTGCTCGCGCAGAAGTTCAGAGCCTGCGTGGTTTCATCCACGAGGTCATCAAAGGTGCCTGATGGGAAGGCCATCACCTGTCCCACGTACTCGCTTAGCCATGGGGAATGACGCGGCAGGAATACACGGCCCTGGCGGAACATCACTGAAGCGGCCTCAGCCCGTGCCACCTTACCGCCGAGGGGGTTGACGGCATGGACGGCATAGGCAGCCTCGCGCTTGAGTGTGTCGATTATCGCTGGGCCGTTAGCCTTGTCTTCGATCAGCAGCTCATTGAATTTCCACACCGGCTGCAGGCGGCGCAGCATGTCGAGAGTGTCGGTAAAGCCCATGCGGCGGTTCACCTGATCGACCCGGAACATGCCCTCCTGGGTCTGAAGCCAGAGGCCGATGCCCACCATGTCGGAACCGGCAGAGTCCTTAAAGGTGGCGTCCACTGAGGCCAGCTTGCGGATGCCGTACTCGGGAAGCAGCACATCGCCCTCCTGGGCCTGCTGTCCGGGCAGCACGTAGAACCGCAGGGTGTCGCGACTGAAGATTGTTCCGGCGCTTTCGGTGGGGGCCTGCTGGTAGATCGCTTCCCAGTCCCGACGGGGGGTGTTGGCCCGCTTGCGCTCAATCCATGCCTCATCAAACCGGGTCGGGTCGAGGGCCTGGCCAGGGGGCCGGTCATCCTGCTCGCGGGTGACTGTGCGCGGGAGGGGCTTGATCGCATTGGCAGGGGTGGCCTCGATCGGCATAGACACCACATGCCAGGGCTCGCACTGGGCCTCAAGGCCATCTTTCTCCAGTTCCTCGTTCTTGGCCAGCAGGTAACCGATCAGGTCGTTGCTGTGCCAACGGGTGTGAACGATGACCACGGCGTTGCCCGGTTCCTCCCGTGTGCTCAGCACCGAATCCCACCATGAATGAACCTGACGGCGCCAGGCGGCAGAATCGGCCATCTCGCGGGACTTGATCGGGTCGTCTACCACGATCAGATCACCAGGGTTGCCGGTGCCTCCGCCTACACCAGCAGTCCACAGGCCACCAATGCCGGATGTGCCCCACTTCTTGACGCCTCCTGATGTGGGCGAGAGGGCGCCACCGGAGGCGGTGAAGTAGTCGCGGGCATCCTGGGAAAAGCCCTCGGCAAGGGTGGCGGTGTGGCAGCCGATGCCGACCGAACGGTTCGGGTAGCGGCGCAGAAAGTAGCCGGGAAGGAAGATCGAGAAGATGGTGGACTTGTAATGGCGCGGGGGAAGCTCCACCATCAAGCGGCGCAGCTCACCATCGGCGACACGCTGGCCCAGAGCGACCAGTCGGTAGGTGTGCGGGCTCCAGGGGAATGATGGGCAGACTTCCCTGATGTAGGCCTCAAAGCTGCCGACGATGGGTGCCTGGGTCTTACTGGCGTTAGCCTCGCGCTCCAACTCCAGCACCGCGAGGCGTGCGGCGGCGGTGGGAGCGCGGACGATCATGTCACCGGCCCCACGCGATGCACGGCCCAGTAGGCGGCTTGCCCTGGGTGGTGGCTGGCATCAATCAATTGGGCACCCAAAAGGTCCGCCATCCGACGGCTTGCCTCAAACTGCGGACAGCCCCAGCGGGTTGTCAATTCAGACATGGCGACATGTGGTGTCAGGCCGGCAGCGATACGCGGGGCCAGCCAGGCGGCAAGGTCAAGGCAATCGAGCAGGGTGTTGGAGGGCACCCACGGGCGGCGGGCCAGGACGGTGCGCACCAGGTCGGGGGTCATGCACGCCCCCAAAACGTACGGACCATGGCGCGGCGACAGGCCATCGTCACAGCAGCCTCACCGTGTTCTGCCGCGATGCGGGTCCATCCCTGCTGGCCGGCCATGACGGCAAACCCCCGGCTCACGCGAGACAGGAATTCCCACCCTTCCCCCTCGATGCGGTCGGCCGCTTGCCCGCCGCGGCGCCGAATCGACTCGGCCAGGGAGACATCCAGCCATAGAGTGAGATCGGCCTGCAGACCGCCTGTGGCCAGGCTTTCCAGCGTGTCAATCAGAGCCAGGGGCAAACCCCTGCCATAGCCTTGATACGCGGCCGTCGATCCGGTGAACCGATCGCACAGCACCCAATCCCCCCGCTCCAGCGCGGGCCAGAGGACGGTTTCGACATGCTGGGCACGGTCGGCTGCATAGAGCAGCAGCTCTGCACGGGGCACCGGGGCAGTTCCGTCGGGAGGGTGCAGCAGCAGCTCCCGCAGGGCCTGGCCCAGGGCGGTTCCCCCAGGCTCTCGACTCACGATCACGCGAGCACCAGGGGGCAGCAGGCCACTGCCAGGTAGCCATTGGCGCAGGGCCTCCAGCTGGGTGGTCTTGCCGCAGCCGTCGATCCCCTCCAGAACGATGAACCGGCCACGGGATGGGGTTGGGTTGGTCATCATTCCCCCTCCACAGATTGCGGCAGTGGCTCCATATAAATGTCAGGCAGCCATTTCCAATCGTGATCAATCAAGACGTTTCTTCCTGCCACTTCCCGCAAGGTGCCATTTGCGGCCCATGCACTGCCCCAACGGAGTGGCCACCACCTAACCACTTGCCCGATGAACTTACGGGCTTGCGCAGCTTTTGCGATCCGGTTTGCGTGATCGTTCATCCTTCCCCTTGAACCTCAGGTGTTTCCAGCCCACGGGCATTGATCTGCAGCATCACCCGGCGCTCATCCTCCGACGTCAGGCCAGCGGCGGCAATGGCATCAACCACGGCGGCGACGGTCTTGCGTTCGGTGCGACGTTCAGCGGCGGCATCGCTGAAGTGATCGCGCAGCCTGGGGTGATGGGTCAGTAGCCAGGTTGCCGCCCAGGCATTTGGCGAGATTCCATTGGCTGGATCTCCGGCGGCTGCAGCCTGCAATCCTGACAGAAGGTTTTTACATTTTTCAGCATCTGCCAGAAAGATGGCTTCCCGAAACTTGTATTCAAGGCTGTCTTCACCCTTGGCGTCTGCATTTTTTATCCAGTTGCTGACGGTTGAACGGCCAACCCCAAGTCGGTCAGCGATCAATGCAACAGGAAAGCCGTGCTCCGCTTCCAATCGTGCGGCCTTCACCAGTTCGGCGGTGAGTTTGGATGGACGACCGCCGACTGACACAGGTTCTGGTGATGGCGAATAGTGACCGGGGAGAGAGTTGCCCCTCCCCCCACAGCCATATCATAAGCCATTGCTGCGGATTGAGAAGGGCAGCAGGCCGTCAGACCCTCGCCAATGTCACGCCAGCCGCCTGCTTTTGGTACTTGCCCTCGCCGTAAGCGTTGTCACATGGCAGGCCCTCAAAAAACAGCGCCTGGCAGATGCCCTCGTTGGCATAAATGCGGCAGTCAGCCCCGGATGAGTTGCTGATTTCTAGGGTCAGGTAACCTTCCCAGCCAGCTTCACCTGGGGTGAGGTTGACGATGATTCCACAGCGGGCGTAGGTGCTCTTGCCGATGAACTGGGCGGTGACATTGGGCGGGAGCTTCAGTCGCTCGATCACCACCCCAAGGCCGTAGGTGTGCCCAGGGAGGATGAAGTAGTCGCCATCCCGCTCATCGTGGTACAGGTCTGCGTGAGCCAGGCAGCGGTCATTAAAGTTCTTGGGGTCAACGATCAAGCCAGGGATATGCCGGAAGATGCGGAAATCCTTAAGCGAGAGCGTGAGATCGTAGCCGTAGGAGCTGGTGCCGTAGCTGATGACCGGGCGCTTGCAGATGTCCCACGGGGCGCCGGGAAAATGCGCCTCCACATGCCGGATCTTCCCCGGCTCAAACGGGCTGATCATGCCCTGCTCCGCAAGCTGGCGGATGCGCCAATCAGGAATGGGGCCGGCTGGGCTGGGAATGTGGATCGGGCCGTGGCTTGGCAGTAGGGTTTCTTGCTGCTCGGGTGTGGCGGTCACTTGGTGCTGGGGGTGATGGGTTCGTAGATAGCGCGGGCCTTGTGCCGGGCGATCTGGCGGAGGTCCGCCCAGTAGGGCGCTTCGTGATCGGGGGGCAGGATCAACGCCTCTGGGGTACCGGCGGTGTTGCGCACCTCCAGGATGCGCAGGCCCCAGCCGGGCTGCTTGGGGGTGGTCATGGCCGGAAGCCCCTGAGTGCACTTATCACCTTCATGCAACCCAGGTAGCAACTGGTCAATCGCCACGCCCTGCGAGTAATGCGCAGGTTAATTTGGCGCTTGTAGCGAGCCATGGCGAGCCGTTGCCGAGGCGTGGTGCCATCACGGATCTGAGATGGCTGCTGAACGGGCTGCGACCCCCCGTGCGGGTGACACCCAACCCCTGTGGGGTTCATTAGCCAGTCAGGGGTCAGCATGGTTCAATTCTCAACTCACATTCAAAAGCAATGATCGGCGGCGGATCGATAACCCCATCGGCGGGATCTGGCCTAACGCGGCGCAGGCAATCGGCGCAGCCATAAGCCCAGTCAAATTGCCCATCCCCCTGGATGCCGGCACCGGGGCAGCCGAGCACTTCCCAGCCGTGGGCGCGGACGTGGGCGGGTCTTGGGGGGCTATGGCGATGAAACCGGATGCGACCGTCATGACGCATAGCCTGGAGTCTGCAGTCAATTCGAGCCGCCTTTGATCCGCCCCAATCCCCGCCAGGAGGCGTCAAATTGGGGTCAGAAAACGGATGCACGTCGCTATCCCGCAAAGCGCGCCAGATCAGCCAGTCCAGCTCATCGTTGCTGACGGAACTCATGGCCATACAATCTCCGGCTCTGTATCTATCCAAAAAGTGTCTCCCGACACTTCTGGAGAAGCATTAGGATCCCCACCGTCATTTGGTATACCTTCAATTGTGGCAATTTCGGCGTCAATGTCGTCGCTGTTGCGTTTTACAACCATCAGGGTGCCTGACCACGAAAACAGCTTTAGGGACTGGGGCCACTTCTTGGCAAGGCGCTTTAGCGATCGCATGGCCGCCGCCTCTTCGGGGGTAATTGTGATGGGATCAGACATGGGGCCTCCGCAGCTCCCGGCCAACGGCCAGCGCGGCAGCTTCCTGCCCCGGGTCAATCGGTGGCCACATTCGCGGGTCCTGCCTGCGCTCCAGGGCTCTCCATCTGTCCTGGATAGACGGCTCGGTGTCGGGCTGGTGGCACCCGACCCCATCAAGCAGGTCGGCAGTGGTGCTGCTGCCACCGTGGCGCTCACGCAGCCAGTCGGCAATTTCGTGGGCAGCTGCAGCGGCCATGGCGCGGCAGCGAACGCACGGGGCAGGGCAAGGGGGGCCGCCGTCCTGAGCTTGGCAGAGCACCAGGGCAATGCGGTTTGAAAGGGTCAGGCCAAGCATCACCACGCCTCCCCGGGCGTCGCCGGATGGGGTGAGCACAAATACGACGAACCCCACCAGCCGAGGGGGTAATCCCAGGGCGCTCGACCGCCAATCTGCCCCTGGACGATAATGCAACTGCGGTGATCCCGGCGCAGATCGCTGTTTACCCAGCAGAAGCGACCAATCCTGCCACCTGTGGAGGCAATGGTGATGAAAGGATCAGCCATGCAGGATCACAAGGCGGCGGATCAAGGCTGCTGCGATTTCCTGGGGGTCCTTGGGCTGCGCGTTGTCCCAGTCCCAAAAGGCCTCTTCGGCTTCGGACTTCACCGCCTGCGCGGCGGGGCTTAGTGGCGTGGGGGTGGTCATCGCTCACCTCCCCAGCCACCAGCAAGCAACACGGCAGCGCGGATCACCCGAACGGCCAGATCGCGTGTTTTGGGGCATTGATTGGCAATAGCAGATGCCATCAAGTATTTGCCGTCTTCCTCTAGCTGGACTGCCAGCGCTTGTGCATCAAGCCTTTCCATGGGAATGGAAGCCGCTGAAGGTGTTGCCCACGGTGCTGCGGTCTGAGGGGCAAGCATTGGGCGCCATGCGTGGGGGCCGACTTGATACGACCACGACCCGTCCGCGTTTCGGCGGATCGTCGAACCGTAGAGGTCTGGGGGCAGGGTGTCGCTCATGGCTGTTGCTCCAGTTCGGTGGCGATTGCAAGAAAGCCATCTAATACAGCCGAACGCCCTTCTGCGTCTTGCGGGGAACCACAACGCTCAATCAGGTAGTCAAGATTATCCACAGCAGCGCGAAACGCAGCGGCCAAGGCTGAGCGGTCGCCAGGGTGCTTCCAAAAAGCAACTAGAACCGCCTGCGCAGCGAGTCTGCGGGGGTTGGGGGTGGTCATGGTGCCTCGTTGGGTGATTGGATCGGCGCCACCGGATAGGGCGGCAGTGGGGTGTAGTGGTGTGTAGCAGGTTGACCGTTTGGGGTGGTCCCAGGGGGAATCGTTGACAGCCATCACCCCACCTCCCGGTCTGCCGGTTCAACAGCCTGGCGCAGCAGCTTAGCTTCCACATCCTTAGCCCATCGCCAGGGGTTTTGGCCGGCCTCTACGCCAGCTTCAAAAATGTTGCACAGCATTGAATACAGCTCGATTTTGTCTGTAATGTTTAGATCAAGGTTGAGCCTGCGGGTTTCCATCTGACGATCAAACCACAGATCAAAAGCCGTGAAGTCCCGATAATGCTCGTCTACGGCATCACCTGGGCCCCATGGCATCACAGGCCAGGCATGGCGATCAGGCCAGGATTCACGCCAGCCACAACGGCCAGGCCAGAAGCTGGTGTTGAATTGGCCGGCCCTGGCAAAGATGCCGCCCATGCCGCTGTTGTCCCACCAGAATCGACCGATCCGGCCGCCGTTGGAGTCGATGTGGAAGGTCATGGCCTCCCCCGGCTAACCGCCACACCATCAGAGATCAAGACGGGGCGGGCGGTGATGACTAGGTGCCAGTTGTCGTCGGTGAGGCCGTCGTAGGCGGTTTGGGTGGTCATGGCTTTTCTCCTTGAGTCATGGCATCATCCGCTGCAAAGGCGACGCTATCTTCAATGCTTTCCAGGTCGATATCATCGAGTAAATCGCCTTGATCGGGCTTTCTGGTATCTTCTACCGCTATTTCCATATTTTTAATAGCTTGATTAAAATAAGGTTTCTTTAGCTCAATACCAATACCACGACGACCTAGCGACACAGCCCCATACACTTCGCTGCCAACTCCCATAAATGGAGTAAGCACTGTCTCTCCAATGTTCGACCTTAAGCAAATAGCGCGGTCAATTACATCTAGCTGCAGCGGGTGAACGTGTTTTTCGTCATCGGGGTCCTTGGCGTCACGAAAGGGCAGCACTCGTCCCATATTGATATCATCCCAAATAGAAGACGCATAGCGCCGCCAGATCCAGTGACTAAAGCGGTTTTCGGTCTGCTTCCCTTTCCACCCTTTGTAGCGGTGCAGATCTTGCGGGATCGGACACTCCCCGGCGTAGTGGTCCAGTCCCGTGGGGTTTGCTATCGGTATCTGATTCTCGCCACTGCGGCGGAAAATTAGCAAGTAGTCAGCAGATGCCACGCCTGCAAAAGCGGCGTCGTCAACAATCGTTTTGTGGGCAAGGTTCTTTACCATGGTGCGATTTCGCACCCATAGTGGCTCCTTCCATATGGTGTGGCGAGCGACATAGTGCCATCCTTCCTTTTCATGTAACGCGATGATTTTTCCAGGCAGATCCATCAAGGCATCCTGGCCACTGTTGCCGGTCGGGATGTCGGTGCAATGAACAGCGGTCAACCGACCCGGCAGGGTTAGCCGGTGTAGCTCGGAAACCACAAAGCCATAATGCACAAAGAACTGATCGTAGTCAGTGCAGTTACTTATGTCTCGCTCGTTGGAGCTGTAGACGTAGAGGCCGGCAAACGGTGGCGAGTAGATCGAGAAATGGACGGATTCGCTAGGGAGTCCGCGCATGACTTCGACGCAGTCTCCATTGTAGATAGCGTAACGATCGGTGATGACATCCATGATGGAATGGTGATGGGTTGAGTTCGATAGGCGGCCTTTTCAATGGCCAGTGAATTGTTCATCTCGGAAACCAGGCTGGCAAACATTTTTTCAGCTTGGCCGCGCTTTCGTTGCAGGTTTTCCATGATTCGACGTTCGCCCTCGGTAAGGATGATGTCAACGGTCACGGGATTCTTCTGTCCAAACCGCCAGCAGCGCCGGACGGCTTGGTAATACTGCTCAAAGCTGTGAGACGGGAAGTAGGTGATGTGGCTGCACTGCTGGAAGTTCAGGCCCCATGCACCGATTTTCGGTTTTGTGATCAGCACTCTGGATCGGCCCTCGGCGAAGTCGATCAACCGGGCTTCTTTCACGTCGTCACGGTCGGAGCCTGATACCTGAACAGCATCGGGAATCAACTGCTGCAGCAGGTTACCCTCTTCGTTGAGGTGGCACCACACCAGCGCCGGCTGACCGGTATTGCTAACCATGGCAGCCACTTGCTCGCATCGTTCCCGAACAGTGCGCTTTTTTTCGGCCCGCTGCTCCCGAAGATCGGTGGCAGGCATGGCGAACAACATCCCTTCAGGTACGGTGTTGGTCTCGATCAGATGGTCAATCTCGTTCAGCGGCGGCAAGATGAACCGACCATCATCAAAACCAAGGTCTGAAGGTTGACGGCAGGCCCTTGCCCAACTGGTGACCCACCGCCAAAACGGCTGCTCGGCATGGCCCTTAAATCGCCATTTCGGAGCCTCTCCGTACAGACGCCGGCTAGTGCAGTTGTTCTGGTCGTTCTTGAAGAACCTGGCAAGCATGTCCATGTAGCCCATGTAGCCAAGGGCTTCACTGCTGGTACCCAGCTCGATAAAGTCATTTGGCGCGGCAGTGGCGGTGGCCAACAGCCGATAAGGAACCTTGCGCATGAACTCGGTAATCTGCCCACGGCGAGCACCATCAAAACTCTTGAGGATGCTGGACTCATCGCAAACCACTCCGGCAAAGTCGGCAGGGTTAAAATGTTCTAGCCGTTCGTAGTTGGTGATAACAATCCGGCTGTTGATTGCGCCATCAGAAGACCGGGCGCATTCAATGCCGAACTTTTCGCCCTCTCGGATGGTCTGAGCTGCTACGGCCAGAGGGGTCAGGATTAGCACCGGCAGTTCGGTGTAACGGACCACATTTTCAGCCCAGGTAAGTTGCATGGCAGTTTTTCCCAGCCCGCAGTCAGCAAAGATAGCCGCTCTGCCCTTAAGGATTGCCCAACTTACGAGACTTTGCTGAAAATCAAAAAGCTCAGAAGGTATCCACAATGGTTGAAAACCATGACTAGCGCCGCTATGAGTTTTTTTGTCTAAGAAACTGACATAATCATCAACTGGATCAAGTTTCAAGGAATGTTTCATGTCTTCCCCCGAACCGGCAGGATCCGCACCTCGAACCCTTCGTCTAACAGGGTCTCGCCCTTCGCAAAGGCATCGGTGATACTTTCAAACACTTCGCGGCCAACGAGAGCGCGGCGGCCAGGGCCTGGCGTGCGCTTGAGATACCAGCCGAGCTGGTAGGCGGTGGAACTGTCGGTCATGCAAGGATGTCCTCGAATTAGTCGAATTGGTCGTAGGTGGTCGGAGCTTCCTGCTGGTCGCTGGCGGGAAGCGGCGGGGTATCGCCGTAGGGTGCGGGGTTGGTCATGGCCATAAGGTCGGCAAGAGCCTGTACTTCTTGCAGGGTTGGCGGCGCCAAGTCAACTTCAGGAGGCAATGCCCATTCCCCGCACCAGTCAGCGCTAGAGACAGAAGGCCAGTAAGCCCAATAGTCGCCGACGGTATCTCTTGAGCCCGTGCCGTAGCAAGATTCAGTCTTAGGTGCGTAGCGGTTGCAGGTGAGCCGATGTTCGACTTGATCTAACACGCTGTAGCGGCAGTTTCCGCAGCACGGCGCCGATGCGGTGGCTTCAGTCATTGCGGAGCACCGGGGCGACTGAGCGTTGGTACTGCAGGATTTGCACGGCATCGCGCATCATCATTGCTTGCGAGAACAGCAACGCTCCCCCCCAACAGGATGATCCACAGCAGCAGGTGGTTGCCCAGTAGCAGGAGGACAGCAACCACGGCAGAGTCAATCCTGTTGTTGTCAAGCTGCCGGCAGGGCATTGGTGTCCTACGGGATCGGGTCGCACCGAAGGACGGCAACTCCAGGGTGCCGCAACTCGAAACTGGTTTTTGCTTGTTCGGCTGACCACCCTTTTGGGGTGATCCATTCTGTTTGGATGGGCGGTTGATTAGTGGTGAGAGGGTCATGGGGTGCTGGATGGTAAATGATGAGGTAGGCCATTGGACTATTGCAGCTCTTTGCCGGTGAACGACGGGAAAGCTGGCAAGTAAGAGGGCTGGCGCCGCTGCGTTTTGGAAGCGCGGGTCAGCACGCCAGCGATCATGTCCAGACGGTTGATCCAGTCGCGGAACGCTTCGTCGCTCAAAGGCTCGCCGTCTTCGCAGGCGTTGTTTTCAATGGCGCGGGCTGTCGCTTCCGCCTGGACCAGCAGATAGGCCATAACGGCAGCGACTGGAGCTTGGCGGGTGGTGTAAGTGGCTGGCATTAGTTCATGGATGGCACAAGGGAATTAAACTTAGAGCAACTTTATTTACAACATTTACATCAAAAACCTCTCCCATCGGGAAAGATTTAGTAACACCGTTAAAACCAACAACGGCCATACCGTTTTCGTATTTGTAAAATTCATAAGCCATTGGGTCGCTGGCGTGTGCAACAGTATCGCCAGGGGAAAGTATTCGATTTTCGCTAAGCACGATTGCAATAGCTGATGCAATAATCTGTGAGTTTTTCATGGGAAGCGGTGTGGATTGGAAAGCGCAGTTAGGCGGATGCGGCAGCAATCAAACGCGGGCCAACATACTGGGGTTGCGCTCGGCAGCAGTGGGGCCCCGATCGTCGGGCTCAATGCAATCCTGATCCTGAGGCAGGATGATCGTGATTCTGTAAGGACCGGCCTGGTCGTAGCTGGCCAGGTCGGCTTCTAGGTCGGCGGGCCACGAAGGATCACCTGTCTCATCGTTTTGGATAAAAAAGGCAAGGTCCTTGGTGTCACCCTGCTCAGTTTTCGTTTCAATGCAGAGCGGGTGTTTGCCGATGGTGGTCAGGGCGTCGGCTAAGGAGTTGGTCACGGTCGATCCTTGGCGGTGGTGGCTACCGGGTTCGCCCCGGTCCACAAATCATAAGCCGCATCCCCCGCTTTCGTAAAGCCAAAAAGGCAAAGCACTTAGCGAACCGTCACAATCGGGGCTCAGTGGCTTGGGGCGGTCATGGCGTGGCTTCCGGCGCCGACTCCACAACCTGACGGAGCAGCTCGACTTGTTCCGCTGTGAAGGGCTCAGAGTGAATGCTGACTGCGTCCAGTAGAGCCCGCGCCTTCTGCTTTCGCGTGGGCTCGGGCCTTGGGCGCCAGTTGGGGATGTGGAGCCACCCCCTCTTTGTCCGGCGAGCATCATGCCAGTGCGTAACTTGCCATGCACTGGTACCCAGGCATTGCACGAATCCATTTTCATCCGCATCCGCCTCGGTCGGAGGCCTATCCGTAATCGGCTCAGGCCACTGATGCCGCAGCGCCTTGACGGCCTGGGCGGCGCCCCAGCGGGCGGCAATGATGTAGTCCTTGTAGAATCTGTCGTGATGAATGGAAAAGTCAGGACGGGAACAGTACCAGTCCTCCAGCAACTCTTCCGATGGCGTGATGCTGTTTAAATCAAACATGGATAATGGTGAAAGGGTGGTAGCTGCAGGGCAGCAGAGGGCTGTAAGCCCCGTGATGCCGTGGGGTTATTCGTCGTTGACAGCAGCTGCTTGGTGATGCACGCAACCAAAGTCGGGGCCGGTCCAGAACCCGCCGCCTTCCCCGAATTCATAGATCAACATATCAGCGCCGTAGCTTTGCCCCCAATCTTCGTTCAGCTTCTCGCTTTGACATAGGCCGCCAGCTTTTTTGGCCTCGCTTGCGCGGCGTTTGGGGTATTTGTCGGAATACGGCATCCAATGTTTGCAGGTTTTGCAAGTTTCCATTGTTAATTCCTTTAGGGTGTGGATAGACCCGGCAGCATCAGGCTACCAATAAACGATCATGGGCTAGTCCGCTCCGGGCGCAGGGCCAGCCCCCGCAGGGCTAGGGCCACCCGCACGTCATTCAGTGATTGTTGACCAAAATTGCGCAGGCTCAACAGGTCCGCGCCTGAGAATTTGACCAGGGCATCAACGGTGGTGATCCCTTGCCGCTTCAGCGAGCCGTAAGCGTACGCGCCAAGTTCAAGCTCTTGGATAGGCACAGGGACTGGTGGTGGTGCCTGGGCTATTTCCATCCGGACCACTGCCAGTTCGGTTTCGATGCTATCAAGTCGGGCTTCCAGTGTGATGGGCACCAACGGCTGATCTGATGCGCCCGTAATTGGCCGTTGCTCTTTCTTGGCAATCCGAACTTTCTCCTCCGTGGTGAAGATAAATCCGCAAGTTTTGCAGATGCAACGGCGGCGGATAGCAGCGCGACTGGACTCATAGCGAGTCTCCAGCACCCGCCGCTCAAAGCATTTGCAGTTGGGGTTAGGGCAGGGGAACATGGCAATTGGTAGTGGCTATCTGGTTAAGTAATCAACTGCGAGCCCGTCCAGTCCGTGGCAGCATTCGATCCTTCCGCAACTTCAAGCCTCGCAGATGCAAGGCCAACTGCACTTCGCCGAGTGAGCTGGGGCCGAAGTTGCGAATGTCCAGTAAGTCGAAGTTACTGCAGTTGAGCAGCGTGGCCAGGGTGTGAACTCCAACGCGCTTCAGCGCGTTGTTAGCCCGCGTCGATAGCTTCAGGTCTTCGATTGGCACCGGGGCAGTCTGCGGCTGTATCGCAGCCTTCACCCGCGCCAGTTCGGCCTCAATGCGCTGCAACTGGCGGGCGGATTCGCTGTCCAGTGGCTGGTCGTCGGGACTGGTGGGCGGTTGATCGCGGATTGCGATGCCGCAGTGAGGGCAGGTGAGCATGGCGATCAGGCGACCAAAGACCAGTCCACCTTCACCGCCGGATGAAGCGTCCCGTCAGCGATGGCGCGGGCGGCGTCGGCGGGGCCCATGGTGGTGAAGGTCGCGGTAAGGGCAGCCACGAACGCATCCCGGCACTGCTGCTGTGCCGCCGCAGCCCTGGCAGCCGCCTCCCGCAATGCCGCCTCCATCTCGGCTTGCTGCTTAACGCGGGCCTCCTCCCGTGCAGCCGCCTCCTCGGCCCGGCGCTCCGCCTCCTCCTGCGCAATGCGTGCTGCTTCCACCTGGGCCAGCGCCTGAGCTTCCCTGGTAGCGGCATCCTCCCGTTCCTTGCGTGCCCGCTCTTCGGCTTCGGCAACACGGGCTGCCGCTTCCGCCTCACGGGCCAGCCGGTCGGCCTCTACCGCCTCCTGTTGCAGTCTCGCAATGCGGTCGGCGTCCTCACGGGCGGCGGCCTGCGCACGCAGGGCCTCCAGCTCAATACGCTGGGCCTCCTGGGCTTCCAGTTTGTCCCGCAGCAGTCCCAGCTGCTCAATAGCTTCGGCCTGGCGGTTCAGACCGGCCTGCGCAAACTCTTCGAGGGTGCTGGTATCGATCGCTGCCAGTTCTGCCAGCCTGGCGTCAACGTCAACGATGCCGTCTCCCCCTTCTGCCCCAGCGGCATCAGCCAGGGCGGCGATGCGGTCAAGCACGGCGCGGTGGGCGTCGATGCGGGCCTGTTCTTCGGCCTCGATGGCCTTGATCGCCGTTTCGTGGGGCTCGATCAGTCCTTGAACGGCGGACTCCAGCAGCTTGGCGCTGTCGTCTACAGCCCTGCCGCGCTCCAGGTGAACGGCCTTGGCCTCCTTCCTGCAGCGCTCTATTGAACCCTTGATGCCCCGCAATTCGTGCACCCAGGAACGGGCCGCTTTGTTGTCCCATTCGTCTCGGTAGTCAAACCGCTTGCTAGCCGCCTTCTCTTCGGCTTCCGCGATCCTGAGGGCCAGCGCCTCCCATCGGGAGATTGCAGTGGTTTCACCTGCTGGGACAATGGCGCCGTCTGGGGCGGTGGTGGTGGCGTCGTTTTCCTCAGGGACGGCCTCAGTTGTGGCGACTAGGGGAAGTTCGGCGGTTGCGGCGGCTTTGGTCTTGGTGCTGGCCTTTGCCGTGGTCATCGGTGGTGGTTTCGTATTGCCCTACGTACGATACCATTTCAAGACCGCAACGGCTTACAGTCAGCGGCAGGCACGGCACAAATCTCCAAACTCCATCATTGAGAACGCCACCATGGCAACCACCACCAAGGCCAAATCCCAGGCACCGGAAGAGGCCATCACTATTCAGGCCCCTGACTTCAGGCTCATTGAGATCAAGATTAGGGGCACCAGCCCATTGGTGATCAATCGCTTCAGCAAAAAAGCCATGGACCAGATGCGAGCCACGCAGGAAGCGGGCAGCACCGCCAGAGGCAAGAAGGTGCGCGAGGCAAAGGATTTTACCGCTCTTTTCGAGAGCGCCAAGCATGTTGCCGCCGAAGGATGGGAAGGGATCCATGCCGCCGCATTCAGGAACGGCGCCATTTCCGCCTGTCGTACCGTCGGAGTCAAAATGACTCACGCCAAATTGGCGTTTAGTGTGTTTGCCGATGGCTTTGACCGGGTTGACGGTGCCCCTTTGGTTCGGCTGACGGAGGGAACAGCAGAAGAATGGACAGCCCCTACTCGAAACACCACGGGTGTCATTGATTTACGCTGCCGTCCGATGTATAGAGAGTGGGCGGCAAATTTACGAATCCGGTACGACGCCGGAATGTTTACTTCGGCCGACCTGGTCAACCTGATCAGCCGAGTGGGGCTTCAGGTTGGTATCGGCGAAGGACGACCCGACAGCAAAAACAGCGCGGGGCTGGGCTTCGGTCTGTTCGAGATCGTCTGATGATTGATCATGGCCCTGGCGATTGCTTTACGGCAGCCAGGGTCTGGCATGGCCGGTTAGGCAAGGCTCCGCACGAAAGGGCGTGGCAAGGATTGGCAGGAGTGGCACGGTCAGGTTGGCCCGGAATGGCAGGCATGGCTTCGCAAGGTACGGCCTGTTCAGTCACGGCTGGCTAGGCGTGGTCGGGATAGTGCAAGGTACGGCGACGCAGGCAAGGCAAGGCCCGGAGAGCCACGAACAGTCACGGCAGGCGAGGCAGGGCGTTGCCAGGTCAGGCGCGGCAGGTGAGGCAGCGATGGATGGGCCAGGATCGGATTGGCAGGCGTGGCGTGGACCGGTATGGCTCCGCGTGGTATTGCAGGCACGGCGTGGCGAGGCCAGGTGCGTTCGAGGAACGGCATGGCACGGCAGGCATGGTTAGGCAAGGCAGCGCTTGGCAGCGCGATGCAGTCGTGGCGTGGACCGGTGGGCACCGATGGGCTTGGTAACGCGAGGCAGGCATGGCTCGGTAGGCCGGGATTGGCTCCGCAGGACCGGCAAGGCACGGAGTGGACTGGAGAGGTACGGCATCGCAGGCGTGGCCTGGCTTGACGGCCCACGGTGTTGCACGGCATTGCGCGGCAGGCGTGGCCTGGCTTGACGGCGCAAGGCACCGCAAGGTATTGCCGGCGTTGTTGCAGATGCCAAATGGCAGCAGAATGGGGGCTTGAATGGGCCCCCTCATTCCCTTTACCCACTGATCAAATGAATCCCACCAAAGCTAAACCCGAATTCACTTTCAGAATCGAAGATGGCGATGAGGTGCTAGGCATTGATGCCCAGACGGCTGGCAGCGAACTAGACCGCATTCGCCGCCGTGATGGCACGATCAAGCCTGCGGCGGTAGTCGATGAAGCCCGCCCCGAGGATGCGCCACTGCACCCGGCGTTTGAATGGCGCGATCCGGTGGCGGCCGAGCAATGGCGGGAGCACCAGGCCAGCACGCTGATCAAGGTGGTGCGGGTGGTGCCCAGCGCTCAACCGGAGACGCGGGTGGCATCGGTGCGGCCGGTAACGCAGGCGATGGCGCCAGTCGTTGAGCACTATGACCCGATGACCCGTGAAGTGCAGGAAGCGGTGGGGTCGGTGGTGGAGGCCAGCCGCAAGGTTGAGCAACTAAAGCTGCGAACCCAGCGGGCGGGTGATCGCCGCAGCATGATGGCCCTTGGCGTTGCGCTTGAGATGTTGCAAGAGGCTCGGGAAGCGCTGACCAATGGTCAGCTTGCGAGCGCATGGGATCGCCAAGCCGAACCGGTTGGGTAAGAATACTCAAGAGGATTGGAAGGGGGCCGGGATGGGCCCCTCTTTTTTTGGCCTTACGCCACCTTTGGTTGTCGAGTGGCGCGACGGCCGCGTTTGCGGGGTGCTGGGACTGGGGCGATCGGATCCAATGCGGCGGGCAGCAGAAGTGGCTCCGGCGTAGCGGGGAGCATTGCTAGCTTGCCCATCGCGTTCTGCATCGCGGCTTCAGATTGGCGCCGCAACAGCCAATCCACAACTTCAGAACTGTTCCCGCCAAATGCCAACGCATAGCGCTCAGTAGCTGCTATAGCAGCGTCCAAATTCGAGGAGCTAACCGCCAAATTCGAGGAGCTAACCGCCAAATTCGAGGAGCTAGTGGTCAAATTCGGGGAGCTAGTGGTCAAATTCGGGGAGCTGGCGGCGCCGGGAAACTCAAGCGCTCGCAACCCCGCCCACGGGTGCTGCTGGGTGAAGCGCAGCCAGTCGGCGGCAACGATCACGCAGGCGATCGCAACGCCAATGGCGCGAGCAGTGGACTCGATTGCAGGGGCCCAGTCAGCCCGAAGTGCCGCCTTGATGGTGGTGTTCATTGGTCTTGGGGTGTGGATCACCAACCGGGGCCGCTCAAGGTCCTCGCCGGGTGGTTGGGAATGGTGCGTCGAATCGCTTCGACCTCCAAACCATACCCCATCGGTTGCGCGACTGCGAGTGCGGCCGTAACAATCCGTAGTCCTTGCTGCTGCTACAATGGCGGAGCAGCGGGGTGGTTCCTGTTGCGCACCGAGGCAGCTCGGTGGTGGTAGGCGGGGCCCCTGGCGTTGATCGTTAGGGGCTTCGCTGTTGGCGGCTAAGGGGGATCAAAGTGATCAGCGCTCCTGGCCGTTCGTCGCCAACGCACCAACGCTTTTTGATCACCATGTCGCAAATCCTGGCGTCATCCTCATAGGCCAGGTTCGACAACGCATCTTCGGTTGATCGCTGAAGCTTGCTGGCATCGGGCTTGACGCAGTGATGCAGCGGCGCTTCCTTGCTGGTTGCGCTGCTCAGGGCTGCATTGAGCGGCTTGAGTGTGCCATCACGGCGGTAGTGATTGGCAGGTCGCTGTAACAAAAACACCGCCGACATACAAATCGGGCCCCGCATCAATGGCACCTTGGCAGCGATGGCGGCGTGGGCCACCATTGCTCGCCATGGCTTGACGTTCTTGCAAGATTCAATCATCACCCCTTTACCAACATGGACTTTGCTTCCCTGGGGTGCGGCGGCCATGCCTTCAACTTGAAAGGTGATGGGCTCCATCAAAATGGAAGGTCGTCGTCTAAGTCGTCAACGTGGTCTGCAACGGACCCGCCAAAACCACTGGCATCTGAGTCCCGCTTGCTATCCAGCAAGGTGAGATCCTTGACGTTGAGTACAATCTTACTTCTTTCCTCTCCCGATCCTTTATCTGTCCAAGTTTCGTTTTCAAGCTGGCCAGAGACGGCAATCATGCTGCCCTTGCGCACGTAGTTGGCTGCCACATCGGCGGTTTTGCCCCAAATTTTGAGTTTGAGCCAGAGGGGTTTTTCGTCGCGCTTCCATCCGTCAACTGCGATGTTGAATTCAGTAACCATTTTACCGGACTCGAAGTAACGGACTTCAGGATCTTTACCAGCGCGACCGGTGAAGCCGCAGACGTTGAGGGATGCCATGATTGGGGTTAACGAAGGTTGCCGAGATTGGCCCCGGAGGGCGGGGTTAGGCGGGTTCGGTGCCGCCGACATGCAGCGCAGCGGCAATCAGTCGATCAATTTTGAGTAGATCGGCTGCCGTTTTTAGCTCAATTTCATGGCGCATCGCGGCCAGCGCGAGCGCTTCGGTGGAATACATGCGTAGAGGCTTCTGAGATCCGTTTCTGCGCTTTCCAGCCTCAGGCGCGGGGCCGGTCCCGTGGGAAACACTACTACTCCAATAAATACGCACTTCCCGAGTCCAGGCGTTGTAATCCCAACCCTGACTGTAGCCAGTTTCGGGTATGCCCACATCGCGTGGAACCGGGTTTGTCCATCGCAAAGCGGCAAGCGTGTCGGCGCGGTCAATCGCTGCCTTCATTTCTGCCTGCTCTTTCTTAGTCATTGCCATGTCATTAGTTACGGAGGTGTAGAGGAAGGATTAATCAAGCGGCGACGGGAGCGCCTAGATCATCGGAGGATCAGAATCTTCGGCTTCGGCCCCGGCGGCGTTCCACTTGGCGGCAGATGCGGCAGATACGCCAGCCGTGATCAGCTTCTCTTGAGTCTTCAGAGGCAAGCCCGCAACGGCGCCACACTCACCTTTGCTCAGTTCGTGGCACATGGCGGCGATACCGAGCGCGGTAAGACCCGCCTCATGACACGCCGTGATAGCCGCCGCCGTGGTGGCCGCAAAGCCGCTAAGGGGTTGAGTGGTGGCGCTGGGTGGCGCGGCGCTGCCGGGTGCTTGGGCGGCGGGGGCTGACTGGCCAGCAGGGTCCCCCCGTCGAACAACGGCTGCCGCTGACTGGCGCGGAGCAGAAGAGCCCGCTTGTTGGGTTCGCTGCGAAGACGATCGCTGGGAACCTGACGCAGGCGGGGCATCACCCTCTACCTCCCGCTGCAGCTTGTCGTAAAGAGCCAGGCCAAACGGGTTGCCGAAAGTCATCAGGGCCCGCTTCATCGCGTCGGTCTCTGCCTCCTTGAGCGCGGATTCATGGGCCTGTCCTAGGTCCACGTCGATGCCGTGACCAGCGCCGCTGCCTTCGCGGATGATTGGCTGCAGCCCGCCAGCAGTGACGGTGATGCGAACGCGGGCGCTGTAGGTGACACCCCATCCGGGCCTTTGTTGTTTGCCTACTGGGCGCTCTAGCTGAGAGACACACTTAAGCGTGACAGTTTCACGCTGCCAGCCGTCAAAGCCAAAGATGCGGTTGGCTTCTGCAATTACAACCCAGCCTTCAATATAGCTGAGTTTTTGACCAGATTGCTCGCGCTGCTTAACGTTGGCGCGATCAAGCGGTGCCGCTAATGCTGCGATCTGGTCAGCCGAAAAACCAGCACGATGGGCGGGCGTTGCGTCGCTCATGGCTGCTCCTTGCAGTAGTGGTCAATGCCGGCTGCAAGGGTTGCTGCTTCCTGGGCTAGTTGGCTTAATGGGTTGCAATTGAGGTGATCAAGCAGGAAGCGCAGCGCCTCTTCCATCTGCTCCCGCGTCGGCGGGGGTGGTGGCAGGGCGTGCAGGTTGTCAGCGATATCCATAAGGTCTTGTAATGCTACAACTAGCAAATCTTTTCTTTTTTCGGGCTGGTGTGATGGAATAACTTGCTGTATAGACATGTCAACAATGTTAACAAGGTTAAACGGCGCAGCCTGTTTCACTGCCTCACGAATCACAGCGGCGGCAAAAGGGCGAA